TAGTTGAAAAACGTTGCCGTCGCTTGATCGATGATATAAAGGATTTTATATAATGGTGAACAAAGTATCATTAAATATATTTGAAATAATTAATAAAGTAAAAAGCGCTAAATCTAAAAAAGATAAAATTGCGACATTACAGCAAAATAATTGTCCGGCATTGGGCGATGTATTAAGATGCTTTTTTGATGATATCGTAAACTTTTCTCTTCCTCCTGGTCTACCTCCGTATGAACCGGCTAAAGAGGAAAGTGTACCTTCTAATTTGCACAAACAAATACAAAAAATTAAGTTTTTCGTAAAGGGGCTTGAGGGTGATAAGCTCCCTAGCATTCGTCGCGAGCGAATGTTTATTGATATGCTCGAAGCGATTCACCCAGCTGACGCCGAACTTGTACTAAAAATGAAAGATAAAGAAACCCTTGGTGGCGGTATTACTAAAAAATTAGTTCAGGAGGCGTTTCCTAAGTTAATTGTTAAGTAAAGGAAGAATTGCATGACTGCTCAGTTTGAGAGACTAAGACAAGATGTGAGTGAACTAGAAATCTATATTGAAAAATTAAGATCGAAGGAAAAACAAGATAATAGCTTAATAGGCAAACTTATGAAGAAAAAACAATTTTTAATCAAACATATAACTGAGAAACAAGTTTTAATGCAATAGGAGGTTTTGGCCAGTCCTTTTTTAGGGCTGGTCATCACACAAATTTATGCCAACATATACTTTAAAAGATACGATTACGAATCACCAGTGGGATACCATATGCACCTGGGATGAATTGCAAATGACTTTAGATGAAATGCCCGAATTAGTACAAGTCATGTCTGCTCCTAAAATTGTAGGAGGTGTAGGTAATTTACATAGTAAAGTGCCAGACGGATTTAAAGATGTTTTAAGTAGAGTCAAAACAAGTTCAGCGAAAAATAATACTATAAACAGCTAATGAAAAAAAATAATTCTATGACGGTTAGAATTGATGATTTGCTTGAGTATAATCCTATTACTGCAAATCAACAATTGGCTTTTGATGCGTGGGACGAAGAAAATAATCTCGTTCTTACGGGTTCGGCAGGTACAGGTAAAACTTTTATAGCACTGTTTATGGCACTAGAAGAAATGCTCGAGCCAGACTCTGATTATAGAAGGATTATAATAATAAGATCTGCAGTACCGACTCGTGATATCGGGTTTTTGCCAGGTTCTGCAGAAGAAAAAAAAGAAATGTACATGATTCCTTATAAGAATATATGTTCAGAACTTTTTAACGATAAAGGATCTTGGGGAAAACTTATATCTTCTCAACAAGTAATGTTCGAGTCAACTTCTTATATACGAGGTTCAACCTTTGACGATTCCATTATTATTGTTGATGAAATGCAAAACCTTAATTTTCATGAGCTTGACTCTGTTATAACAAGAGTCGGCCGTAATTCTAAAATAATATTTTGTGGTGATTATAGACAAACTGATTTTAGATTTAGTGATGAAAAAGAAGGTATATTTAAGTTTATGCGAATAATAGAACAACTTAAAAACTTTTCTATTATTCAATTTGGATGGGATGACATTGTAAGATCAGGACTCGTAAGAGATTACATCATGACAAAAGAGATGCTGGAGGTAGACTAATGATAGAAATTTACGGAACTGCTAATTGTGTATATTGTGAACGAGCTAAAGTATTATGTGATGATAATAATTTAGAATACGTATATAAAGCTCTTGATGATAAAGAGAATGGATTGACTTTTATGGAAGAATTTACACAGAAAATTCCAGGCGCTAAAACCGTACCACAAATATTTTGGCATGGCAAGCACATTGGTGGTCATAATGATTTTGCAATTGAAATTGAAAATACTAGAGAATTTGGCCAAGGAGGTTTTTAATGGCTAAGTATAGTCGCTTTGATTCTAGAAATAAGAAAATAGGCAGGCATAAATCTCATTCGCTTGAGAAAGATTTTAAAATTAAACATACACGAAATGAAAATAAACGTGTACATTCCTTTTCAGATGTAGTAGAATATGACTATAATGAAGGAGAATATTATGATAGACAACTTAAACAAGGTAATCCTCACAGACTGTGACGGAGTCCTAATGAATTGGGAATATGCATTCAATACGTGGATGCAAGCCCATGGTTATGAAATGACTGCGAGCGGTCCAGGTCATTATGACATGGGCGATCGTTATGGATTAACTAATAATAAAAAGAAAGAGTTAGTTAAGTTTTTTAACGAATCAGCTGCTATTGGATTTCTTCCTCCTTTGCGCGATGCTATGTACTATGTTGACTGCTTACATCGTAAGCATGGTTATGTCTTTCATATGATTACTTCTCTATCACTTGATCACAATGCTCAAGCTCTTCGTATTCAAAATACCAAAAAACTATTCGGCGAAACAGCATTTGAAAAGTTTATCTTCTGTGATACTGGTGCCGATAAAGATGATGTACTAGAACCTTACAGAGACTCTGGTCTTCTATGGCTAGAAGACAAAGTTGAAAACGCTGAACTTGGCGATAGACTTGGTTTAGAAAGTGTTTTGATTGAACACGGTCATAATATGACTAATGATAAGTTTCCACTCATGAAAACATGGAAAGATCTATATGAGTACATTACATAAATCAACACCCATTAAAGTAGAATTTCAAGTCTTAGAGGGAACTTTAGGGCTTGATGACTCGTATCTAAGAAGATGTGAAACCTTTATAAGACAAGAAGGCGATAAAATTAATCATACTAGCAATTTAAAATGTAATATGACTGATTGGCAGTTTATCATGGAACACTTCTGGTTTAAAAATTTTTTAGATAAATTAGATATTGTTATCAAACAAACGTTTGATCTTCCACTTTATTTAGAATCTGCGTGGGGCGCAACCTATGCTGAAAATGAATATGCTGCTATTCATGATCATGCTAGATCTTTTTGGTCCTTCGTATATTTTGTAAAAGCAGAAAAAGATTCACCTCCCCTTGAGTTTTTTAAAACAGTACACCAAGAAGATAATAACGAACCAATATTAAGTATATCGGCAGAAAAAGATAAACTTATATTATTTCCTGGAGCAGTTCCTCACGGGGTTTCTCCAAATAAAAACGGAGCAAAAAGAGTGGTAATAGCAGGAAACTACGGATTACGCCAATGAATATATTTGACTACTTAAACTTAAGAACTGGTTATGAAAGTATAGTACAAGCCGGAAAGAAGTTTGATCTTCCATCTCTAAACGGCGATATAGATAATCTGTATTATTATATTAATGAAGGCTATGTTAGAAATCGTTTTAGAAGAAATTCTAAAAAAGCTTTAACTATTGCCGAATCTATTATAGAGAGTTATGAAAATGAAAAAGTTAATTTATCAAGTGTACACCGGCAAGCGTAAAAAACTTTACGACTTCTGTACCGCCTCCGTAAAAAAATATGCAGATAGAATTGGAGCTGATTATATTGTTCAGCGACAGCCTATTCTCATGATTAAGCCAGACATTTTTCAGACTAATAGATCAAAAGAATCATATATGAAATATGGTGGGTTCCTTCCTATTTACGAAAAAGAAAATGCATTTGCATATTTTAGATCGTATGATAAGATTGCATTGATTGATGGTGATATTTTTATCAGAGATACGGCACCTGATATCTTTGATGAAATCAATAACGATTATGATTTCGCTGGCGTTGTTGAAAGAGAAATGCCTCTGAACAATAAGTATGTTCAAAAAATCACTAATTATTCTCGTATGCAATATGGTAATATTAAAAACGTAGATTGGAAATGGAATAACCGAGGAGCAGAATTCTATAATATGGGAATGATGCTCATGAATAAATCTATGGGCAAATATTTGAACGGAGAAACACCTGCACAGTTTTTAAGACGACCACGATTTAAACCTTTCATCGATGGAATGGGTGCATGGAAATGGTCAACAGATCAGACTCTTCTTAATACGTGGATTAAAGAAGAAAAAATGCGTACCAAGAATTTAGATTGGAAGTGGAACGGATTGTATAATGCCGTACCTAACGATAAGCTTCACGAAGCACATTTTATCCACTTCTTTCATAAAACTGTTCTACCTATGGAAGGCGAGAATATCGAAGAGTTAGCAAAGTTAGTAGGTATATCATGAGATTTCTAGAAATAGCAGCTAGCCGTAAACGTGATTTAAATTGGGATGCGGTTAGAGACGTTGCAGATCCTGCTAATGGTGTAGAAAAATACGATCTAACAGATCTGCCTATGAAAGGTATTTCTGATAATACGTATAATGGTGTTTATAGTGAACACTTTATTGAACATCTTACAAAAGAAGAAGGCATAAACTACTTCAAAGAAATGTTTCGTATAATGAAACCAGGCGGAATTGTCCGATCTAT